TTAAAATTTTGTTTAGATTGTCATATAGCTGGATTGCGCCTAATTACTGCTCCTATTCACGTTATTCACGAATCACCTGGTTTACTCAACCACACAGAAGAGTATAGCAAATCAGAAGATTACTTCTATAATACTCTTGTTAAACATGCTAACAAGCGAAAATAATTACTTAGATATAGATCTTGAATATTTAGAAAAAATTGTTTTTAAGAATTGTCTTGAAGACGATATATATCTAAATTCTATTATTGATAATCTTAATTATAAATTCTTTAAGAATAAAGAGTTTCAACAGATAATTAAATTAATACAGGCTCTATATAAAAAGAACAATAAACGACCATCAAGAACTGAATTAGAATTGTATTTAAACACTGATCAGTTAAAAGAATATTATAACAAAAGTAAAATTGTAATTAATGATTTAGAATCTGATCTCACTTCTGATGATTTATATTTATATACAGAAAAGTTTCTTCAAGAACAAGCTGTATTTAACACATTCTTAGAAATCGTTGATAGTAAAGAAAGAGATGTAAAAAGCATACATGATAAATTTAACAAAGCATGTAACATTTCTATTACTACAAATATAGGACATAATTATTTTAAAGATCTAGAACAACATATAACTAATTTAACAACTCGAGAGCACAAAATTAAAACCGGTTGGGATTGGTTAGATGAACGTTTAGGTGGTGGGTTCTTAGAAGATGGTCGAAGCTTATATGTATTTGCTGGGCCTACAAATGTTGGTAAGTCAATTTTCCTCAGTAACATAGCCACTACGGCGGCTGGTGAAGGTAAAAATGTATTAGTAGTTTCTCTTGAAATGTCAGAAATGATTTATAGTAAAAGAATTACATCCAGACTTACTGGTTTACCGATTAATCATTTAGATAGTCATATTGACAGTTTGCGGGAAAGTGTAGGTAAGTTTAAAATGCTTCACCCTAGAGCAAATATGATTATTAAAGAATTTGCACCAAATTCAATTACACCACCACAATTGGAAGGATTTATTAAAAAATTAATAAACAAAGAATTTAAGCCAGATATTATTGTATTAGACTATTTGAACTTAATGGCTAGTACTTATGGCAATAATTCATACGAAAGAATTAAAAATATATCTGAGCAAGTAAGAGCTATGTCTTATACCTTTGAATGTCCTATTATATCAGCAACTCAGGTCAATAGAACTGGTTATGGTAACACAGCAGGAGGCCCTGGTCTTGAGTCAATTGGTGAGAGTTACGGGTTAGGAGCAACTGCCGATGCTATTGTTAGCATTTGGCGAACAGAAGAAGATGAAGAAGACGCTGCACTACATATAGGTATAATTAAGAACCGATTTGGATCTAATACAGGAAGTACTCGATTAGGTATTGACTATAATACATTAACTCTTACAGAGAACAATGATCTTAATATTAACGATGATATCAATGCAGCTGAAGACGATGCTGTACAATTCGGAAGGGCTGTGTAAATATATACAATGTCAAAAGATGAAATAATCTTTACAGACTTAGATTTAGATGGGTGCTGTAGTTACTTAGCATACAGTTGGTTAACTCAAACTAGATCAAAAGCGATTACTATTAAGGTCTCAAATTTAAGAGAGAAATTCTTAGCGTGGCTAAAGCGTAATAAATTATCAGATTATAAGACCGTTTATTTCTTTGATTTAGACACTACTGAAATAAAAGATCTCATTGATAAGAAAAATGTAACAATATTTGATCATCATAAATCTCATGATGAGAAATACAAAAACGCAACGACTATAATTGATAAGGAATGTACGTCATGTAGTAAGTTGATATACCGCCATTACAAAAATAGCGCTAATCTTACTAATGAGCAGAAAAAACTAATCGCACTTGCTAATGATTATGATTGTTATGAGTTAAAATTTCCAGAAAGCAATAAATTAAACTTTTTACTTTGGTATAAAAACGGAGACAAACTACAAAACTTTATTAATGATTTTGAAACTGGTTTTCATGGATTTACTAACGACCAAAATAAGATCATAAGTTATCATTTTTATAAATTTAAGAAAATTAGAGATAGTGTTATCTTATATAAATCAACACTAAAGATCGCCGGCAAGGAATATAAGTTCATTAGTACATTTGGAAATGAATATGTTAATGACCTATGTCAATATATTATTGATAACAATGATTGTGATGTATGTTTAATGATAAACTTAAAAAATAACAGAGTATATTTACGTAAAAATAGAACTGTTGAGTTGAATCTAGGGAAGTTTGCTCAAAAGATATGTGACGGTGGAGGCCATGAATATGCTGCTGGTGGTGAATTAAACGAAACCGTTCTTGCACTGAGTAAGAAATTTGTACCAGTAAATGGATGATCCATATACATTATTAGAACGTAAAGATATTGTACATAAATTTCTGACTTTATGTAGCTTTGTGTCTATATGCGAAAATAAAAAACTAAATTTAGCAAACGTTTTTTTATTGGTTCTTAAAGAGAAAAAATATAGAGAGTTATTTAAAGAATCTCTTATAATAGATACTAACTTTGAGTTGGTAAGAATATTCTTACAACACGACCCGTATTTGTATAAGAGCAAATATATAACAAAATTTTTAAAGAAAAATTCTCTCGATCTATGACTGAATCTGCGTTAAGCATATATGAACAAAATATATACAATGCTTATCTAAAAACAACTAGAAGAAATAAGGGCTTCACTCCTAGGAGGAACTTTAACAAACTAGACTCTGAAAAATATGTCTTAATTAAGAAAGTGTCTAAGACTATAAGGAGCAAAAAAATCGATGTTGACTTATTCTTTAAAGCTCCATATGAATTATATTCAGAAAAATATGTACCTTTAAAATTTTATAGTACATTTAACGCGGTATCAACGTATAGAAAGTACGTTGAAGAACTCGAATTAACTAACGCTGATCATCCATTTAATGTTACTAGATTAAGAGAAAGCATGAAATATATTTATCAGCAATGTGCAGATAATAATATTAAATCATGCAAAGAATACTTAGATTTACAAAAAGGAATATATCCGAATTATATTATAGACCTTAAACAAGGTAATATTAGTTTGTATAGTTTAATCGCTCTCGACTTATGTGAAAATAAAATTCAGCTAGAAAAAAATATAGTTGAATTTGCATACAAAAGCTTTTATAATATGTTGAGCAGTTTGAGAACGAGATTCACATTCTCGACAAAAATCAAACCGTTGAGTATTAAACTTATAAAAACAATAGATAAAATATTAAAAATATGACGACGAGTATGTTTGCATCAATTAAGGATGCGCTGGCGAAACCAGCACAAGGTAGTAGCACAACTAGCAATATTATGCGGTTGAAGACGGGTAACACATACGTGTTACGATTGGTTCCTTTTGTTAAGGAACCTAGTAAAACATTCTTTCATTACTATTCACATGGTTGGGTGAGTGAGGCAACTGGACAGTTCCAGAGTGCAATTAGTCCACAAACATGGGGAGATAGAGATCCAATTGCTGAAGCACGATATAAGATCTCTAGGACCGGTACTGAGGAAGAGAAGGAAAAGGCGCGAGCCTTAAATCGAAAGGAAAATTGGCTCATCAATGTATATGTAGCTAAGGATCCTGAGAACCCAGAGAATGAAGGTAAGGTTAAAATCCTTCGTTTTGGTCGACAGCTTCATAAGATTATTATGGAAGCGATTGAAGGTGAAGACTCAGATGAGTTTGGTGAACGTATTTTCGATCTTACTGAAAATGGTTGTAGTTTGAAGGTAAAGGTTGAAGAGCAGGGCGGCTATCCAACATATGTTAGTTCGAGATTCGCCGCACCAACTAAGCTCACTGGTGTTACCACGGAGACAGTAAAAGACGTTTATGATAATGTATATGATCTTGAAAATGTCTTTCCAGTCAAGAGTTACGACGAACTAACAACAATGCTTAACGAGCATTATCATGGTGTCGATGGGTCTGCTCCAGAACCAGTAGCACCAACAGCAACGTCTACAAAGGCTGAAGAAGACGATAACATTAATTTTGATGATATTGAAACACCGTCAAAGTCATCTGATACTGCTGTAGACGATGATAAAGTAAAAAAGCTACTTGATAGCTTGGATTAAAAACATGTGGGGGAGGGTAACCTCCCCCTTTTATAAAATGTTAACACCACAACAAGAAGAAGATGCGTTATTTGGAGCTATAAACCAGATG